CATGCTCTCCGGCTTTGACGTGACCTCCGAGTTCCTTCCACTGTTTGAAGGATGCGTATTCGCCTTTGTTCTTGAGCAGCATCTGGTTCAGCAAGCTATACGGCTTTTTTGTAATGCAATTGAATGCTCCGTCGATAGTTCCATGCCAACCCTTTTTCCAAGGGATTACGCCAGCTTCTAACTGTTCGATAATGCGATCTGTTACGATCTGATAAACGTCTGTTCTAGTCATGTTTGAGTCTCCTTTTCCCCACTCTGCATTTGAACGGGCTTGTGACCGTCTACGGCTGCATTAGGGAAGGGAAGAATCCCCTCTATAACATTTGGTATTCGATTTCGTCTTGAATCGGCTGGCCTGCAATGTCAGTGGAATCTAAGAACCTGATGTATCGGTTTTCACAGTCACGTTCTTTTTCCCACACAATACCTTGAGCAAGCCATTTGGCCATCTGCGCATTTTCAGCGTGAACATTAACGACTCTGCTTTCGACTGCGTGCTGGGTTCGATAAACGACTATGATCCTGTATTTTTTCATTAAAATGCTCCCCAGATCAGTTCGGCTTCGATCTCGTCCATTCTCTTGTCGATCTGCATCAGTCTTTCGGAAATCCCGTTGACCGCTTCTTCTTCACTAGCTGACAGGACGTCGAAGTTATAAAGCATATTCATTTCGCGGTCCAGACGGATGTGCTCATCATTCAAAGCACCCAGTTCTCTTTCTAAAGTTTCTCTTCTTGTCATGTTTTGTTCTCCGTTTCCGTTAGCGTTCTAACTAACTTGGCCTCATTTTATCAGTTAGCGTTCTAACATTCAATAGGGCACTTGATAGTTAGCGTTCTAACAGAGGGCACCGGTATTCAAAAAAGGCCCATTTTAAAGGGTTTTAGATAGATTGTGTGAAATTATGTGAAATGATCTGGAAGGTGAAAAAGAGTCTGCAAACACCATTTTGAAGTATGAGAATGATAGTGTGAAATAGTGGTCAAATATGGCCAGAGGGAGACAATAAAAAACATGAAGTGCCCGAAATGCCGTCACGATATGAGAAGGCAACAGATCGACGAACACAAGTACCGTTATATATGCGGCTATTGTGGCCTAGTGATAACCGGAAAAGAACCTGAACCAGAACAACCAGATCAGCAACAGCCGGAAAACGAAGAGTAAAATATGGTCCTTAATGCTCTATAAGTAGATAGACGTTAACGGGCCTTTTTCAATTGGCAATATATACGATCAGATCGGGAGAGCGAAAACAATCAATAAACAAGGGCCAAATGCAGCCGGAGAGGCCGAAAAGCTAAAGAGAAAAGGTTATCGGTGTGCTTCTTTCCTATATAGAGAACATAACAATCATATGGCCATCTCAATAGGCATACTTCAATAGGCTATACAACAGCAAACAGAGCTATAAAGACATACGAAACAGAGCTATATAAACAGATATGCTCAATGGGGTAGAACTTAACAACGGCCCGACAAGAGAAGGCCAAACAGAAAACCGGAAAGCTCTTTCCCTTCTTCCGGTCCTGTTAAATGCATATATCCATTGTCACAACAGAGACACAAAACCTTCTCTGATCCTTATATATAAGGCAATTCAAGTCCCCACATGGGGAATACAACCGGAGGGGAGGGGTATGGCCCGTTTTTGGCGGCCACGGTCAACACATATACTACCCACATCCCAAACCGCCCTAATTTTCGTTTTACGGAGGCATTTTAATTTACGGAGGTAACCATATGAAGATGGATAAAAATAGTCCTGAATACAAACGCAAGGTGGCGAACCTAAAACCGCCTTTTGAGAAGAATTCAGAGTACGCACGTGAGATGGCCCGTAAAGGTGCTATTATACGCAACAAAAAAGCGGCTGAGCGCAAAAAGATGAAAGAGGATTTAAATACCTTGCTCAAGATTGCACTCAAGCGTGGTGATATTACGGACCCTGAAGACATTCTTAACTTAAAGGAAGCTGAGAATATGAATCTCCCTGTCCAGACAGCAATCAATATCGCAATGATCAAACGTGCACTTTTGGGCGATGTTCAGGCGGCTCAGTACATTCGTGATACGGTAGGAGAGAAACCTACTGACAAAGTCGAGGTCGATGCTTCCCAGACTATTGAAGCGTGGGCCAAATCACACAAAGTTAAACTATGAGTTTTACACTCCAAGACTTCATTGAAGACAATTTCAAAATCAAAGACAAAAAAGGTAATCTTACTAATTTAAAATTTAACTCCGCACAGGAGAGGTTTTACGGATTATTGAAAAATTCCTATGGCAACAAACCATCCCGATTCATAGTCCTTAAAGCCAGACAGCTGGGTATCAGTACGTTTACGGAAGGAGTCATTACTGCGTTGACGATGTTGACTCCCAACACCAACTCCGTTCTGATGGCACACCTATCTGAATCCGCCAGTAGTATCTTCAACATGACCAAATTGTTTGTTGATGAACTTCCAAGCGGGATGAAGCCTCAGCAAAAATATTCAAATGCGAAGGAAATTGTTTTCGATGGTGACAACGGTTTAAAGTCTTCCATCCGAGTAATGGTAGCAAGTGATGCGACTCGTGGCAGTACGTATAAGTTGGCACATTTAAGTGAGGTGGCTTTCTGGGAACATCCTGAAGAAGCTCTCTTGGCGTTAAACCAAGCCGTACCAATGACCGATGATTCTTTAATAGTTATCGAGTCTACTGCCAATGGGTTTAACTACTTCTACACTTTATGGCAAGATGCCGTCAATGGAAGAAATGACTATACACCCATCTTTTTCCCTTGGTATGAAGATCCTGAATACTCTAAGCCTTATGACGGATTTGAATTAACCAATTACGAATCAGACATAAAGGAAAGATTTAACCTCACTTTAGATCAATTACAGTGGAGAAGATGGTGTATAGCCAATAACTGTGGCAATGACGAAATTAAGTTTAGGCAAGAGTATCCAATCACCCCGGAAGAGGCGTTTATCACATCCGGTACGTCAGTATTTAATTCTGAACTTATTTTAGAGCATATGAAATCTTTACCGGATTATTTACGGAGAGGATATTTTAATTACGATTACGATGGACTTCATCTTACCAATATCAGATGGGTGGACGATCCAAATGGTTACATAAAGATTTACAAAGAACCTTCTGGCTTAAGCGTAATTGGTGGCGACACCGCCGGCGAGGGAAGTGATTTCTTCGCAGCACAAGTATTGAATTCAGACGGTTATCTATGCGCCACACTCCATAAGCAATTTGATGGAGATTTATTTGTAAAACAGGTGTATTGTTTGGGAGCGTATTACAACTCTTTAATCGCAATTGAGAGTAACTTTGATACTTTCCCTAACCGGGAATTACAGAGGTTACACTACCCAACGTTATACGTCCGTGAGAAGTACGATCAGATCTTAAGTGACGTCCAGGAAAAGTTTGGTTTCAAGACCACCGCTTTAACACGCCCTGCCATAATAACTCAGTTAGTCGAAATAGCACGTGAACATATTGAAAAAATCAACGACCGGGAAACGTTGCAGGAGATGTTGAGTTTCATTCGTAACGCAAAGGGACGTCCCGAAGCTGCCGAAGGTGCCCATGATGACTTAGTTATGAGTTTGGCAATAGCATACGAAGCGTTGCACCAATTACCCAACCGCACCCACGCACCAAGAGTAATAACAGAAAGGATGGACGAAGACGTTGCCTTTTTTAACTATTGACGAGTATGACGATATAGCTATGGATCTGATCGTTTTATTGAAAAGCCGTGGTTATACGTTAGAAGAAATAAAGAAGATATTCGAATACGCACTGGAGAGAGTCAATGAAACTTAGCATTTATATTCCCTGCTACAACGACGGGAAATATTTATTAAAAGCGTTAAATTCCATTCCGGTGCGGGATGATATCGAAGTCATAGTAGTTGACGATGGCAGTACGGACAATTCCTTAGAGGTGGCAAGAGAATTTAAAAAGAACACTAAGCTGACAATGAGGATTATTACGTGTGACGAAAACCAAGGAATAAGTTACGCCAACAACATCGGAATAGATTCCTGCAAGGGTGAGTATTTTTATTTGATTGATGCGGATGATTATTTGTACACCGAGGAGTTTAATAAAGCGATAGATGAATTGGACGGCACGGATATTGTCTACATCAATGCGTTAACGAATGAAAATGCTTTATTGAAGCCTAACGAGAACAATCACAACTTATGCGCAGGGTGGTTCAAGTTCATAAAAACGGATTTCATGGAAGGCTACCGCAGAAAAATAAACTGTTACGGGGGAGATTATGAGATGTGGCTGGCATTAATAACAAAACCTCATACTTCGAAATATACCGACTTATTAGTCTATCACTACAACTACCCACGAGAAGGTTCGATAACTTGGAAGAGGGAACATGGCAACTAATGCGTATTATTTTTCACGTTTATCTCCAATAGGTGGAATTGAAACATTTTTATACCAATTAGCCAAAACCAACAGAAAAAGCGATATTACATTCTATTATCGATCCGCTGATACTGAACAACTTAAAAGGCTTAATAAATACTGTAATTGCGAACCCTACATTCAGGGACAGAAAATAGTCTGTGATAAATTCTTCTGCAATTTCAATTTAGATCCTTTGATTAACGGAGATGTTGAAGCCAACGAAAAGATACTTGTTATCCATGGAAATTACGACTGGGTCGGAGCTGAGAAAGTCCCTAGACATCCTGATATTGATAGAGTTATTGCCGTATCCAAGGATGCTGCGGATGCTTATACTCGTTTAACA